GACCAGCACCGGCACCAGCACCAGCACCAGCACCAGCACCAGCACCAGCACCAGCACCAGCACCAGCACCAGCACCCAGTGACATGCAGTGGGGTGAATTTGTGGCGAAGATTACCGGCGCACAGAGTGCCAAGACGATCTCACCACAGGACACCCATGCCGCTCACTCTGCGCTCGGTGTTGATTCGTTCTCCATGCTGATCAGTCGTAACGAATTGTGGCCGCAAATTCTGACCACGTTAGGTGTGGAATGAGCTTCCTACAACCCTCATCGGCTGATATCTGGGTGCATTGTGGGGCTAACCCACTCTATGCGTCCATGTATCCTGAACCCGAGACTGAAGACACCAAGGAAGGTGAGGCCAGTCACTGGGTAGTGGCAACGGTGTTGACGAGCTACATCACAGGTGACGGTTTAGTGTTAGCATCCGATCTGACTGGTGAGGAAGCACCGAACGGTGTGATCATCACGCAGGAAATGATAGAAAACGCTCAAGTCTGTATTGATGATGTACTGGATGTCTGCCAGGAATTCGGACTATTAGCTGAGTTACACATTGAAGATGTGCTGACCGTCCACTCTATCCACTCGCAGCTTGAAGGTCGTCCCGACATCTGGGTATTCGATAAGAATCGCAGTGTGCTGTACGTCTGGGATTACAAGTATGGTCACAAGAGCATACCGGCTGACAGTTATCAGAATAAATGTTATGTCAAGGGTGCGCTTGAGATTATCAATCTGCCTGACGATCATGTTAAGGTTGATATGAGGGTAATCCAACCTCGCAGTTATAACGATGAAGGTCCGATTAAATCATACACCTGTAAGGCGAGTGATCTCAGGGCTGACTTCAATAAACTGGAAATCAAGGCGCACGAAGCCTGTAGCAGTAGCCCTAACACCACATCGGGTAACCACTGTCAGTACTGTCCGGGGCGTCACGCATGTAAGTCGGCAGGGCTGGCGGCGATGGGCGCACTGGATTACACACTGCAGGCAGTACCGCAAGTGTTGTCGGGTGAGGGTTTGTCGTTCGAGTTGACGATACTTAAACGTGGCTTGAAGGCGATGGAACACAGGCTGAAAGGCTTGGAGACTGACGCTCTGAGCCGTGTGACAAAGGGCGAACTGGTGCCAGGCTATGGGACCAAAGAAGGTAAAGGTATTCGCAAATTCGCCGGTAAGGTGGAAGATGTGATCGAGTACGGTGATCTGGTGGGTATTGATTTACGCGCACCGCTGAAAACCATTTCACCTTTTGAGTTAGAAAAGAGAGTCAAGAAAACAGCCTTCGACATGAAGTTGCTCGACGGTTTCATTCAACAGGATTCTACCGGCATCAAATTGGTGGTGAAGGATGAGTCTGATGTTATCAAAGCATTTACGAGGAAATCATAATGCGAATAGGAAACGACAAAGTAATTATTGAGAATTGCATTCTTTCATGGGATGGGTTACGAAATCCTGATGTCACAACTAAGAACGACGGTAGCGGTACGATTACCAAACACAACGTATCCGTGTTGGTGCCGGGTAACTCACCAGTGATTGCCGAACTGACTGAGATTGCCAACAAGCAATTGAATGAGGGTATTTTCAGAGGTACGTTGCCACCTAATGGAAACTGGCCGCTGGACAAGCAAGCTGATCCTGCGAAATTTGGCTCTCAATACGCAGGTTATGTGATCATTGGTGCGGGAACTCAACGCGGTGTACCGCCTATCTTGGACGCTAACTCTGCTGAGTTGAGCATCATGAGTTGTGGACAGCAATTATACCCTGGTTGCATCGTCAGCATTCTGGTTCACGCTTACGACTACAACAACGTACAGAAGGGTGTATCGTTCGGTCTGGACGGCATTCAGATTGTAGATCCGTCAGCGCCACCCCTACCAGTCGGTGGCGGCATGAGTGCCGGTGAAGTCGCTAATGCTTTCGGCGCACCAGCACCAGCACCAGCACCAGCACCAGCACCAGGCACCGCTCTCCCTGCGCCCCCAGCCGCTCCTGCGACTAACTTCACACGGATGACTGAGCTTGCGGGCGGTGCCACCTATGAGTCGTTTATCGCGGCTGGATGGACAGACGAAACGCTAGTGGCTAACGGCTATATGTTGCCGTCTTAATGACTGACGCCGTATATGACATTGAAACATATCCGAACGTCTTTACGTTTGGTGTGTCAGAAGGTCGTCAGATGTTTGTGATCTCACCGTGGCGGGATGATCGAGATGCATTGTACGACTACCTGATTGCCAGGTCACGCGACCCGTCATTCAGGTTGGTCGGATTTAACAATGTCGGCTTCGATTATCCCGTCGTTCATGAGTTCATGAATATCAAAGTCGGCTATGAGATGGAGTCTGCCGCCACATTGGTGGATGCTCTCTATTCAAAAGCCATGCAGATTATCGAAGGTGATAATCGTTGGGAGAATATCATACCGCCTTGGGAGGTACGTATCTCGCAAGTTGACCTGTACATGATTCATCATTTTGACAACATGGCACGTGCGACTTCACTCAAACTGTTGGAATTCAATATGCGGCGACCGTGTATTGAAGACTTACCGTTCCCGCCAGGTACCGAGTTGCGCGAGGAAGATTTACCGGTACTGATTGACTACAACTGGGAAGACATCGACGCGACTGATGACTTCCTGTCCAGATCCAAGGATATGATTGAGTTCCGTGATCAAATGTCATCGACGTATGATCACGACTTCACCAACTATAACGATACTAAAATTGGGAAGCAGTACCTCATCATGGAATTGGAGAAGCAGCAACCAGGTTGCTGCTTTTCACGCGATGAGAGTGGTCGCCGGTCCCCCAACCAGACGCATTATGATGGTTTGCTACCGCTCTCATCCGTGATTTTCCCCTACATACGATTTCATCACCCAGAGTTTCAGAGGATACTACGATGGTTCAACTCACAAAACGAAAACGTGGAGCCTCACGTTTATGCTGAAATCAATGGTTTCAAGATTGGACCGTTCGGTGTCGGTGGTTTACACGGCTCGATAACCGATGGGACTATTGGCTGTACACCTGATACGGCTATCATTGACATTGACGTAAAGTCTTACTACCCAAACCTCGCCATTAAGAACCGTCTGTTCCCAAAGCATTTGAGCGAACGGTACTGTGACATCTACGAAGACATCTACGAGCAGCGCAAGTCCTACCCCAAAAATCACCCCATCAACAAGGCGTTGAAGTTGGCGCTCAATGGTAGTTTTGGTGATAGCGGTAGTCCGTATAGCCCGTTCTTCGATCTGTCCTACCTGTACGGTACGACGGTCAACGGTCAGCTTCTACTGTGTATGCTCATCGAGTACCTGGTGCCGATTCCCGGACTGGAGATGATTCAGGTAAACACTGACGGCATCACCGTAAAGATTCCACGCAATCAGATTGGGCGCATGCATGAGGTAATGGACTGGTGGCAGTCGTACACACAACTGGAACTTGAAGAAGTTGAGTACAATCGTATGTGGATCAGGGATGTGAATAACTACATCGCTGAGACTATGAGCGGTGAGATTAAACGTAAAGGTGCCTATGAGAACTTACCCCCTGCAGAACGTAACCCGGTGGGCTGGCATCAGAATCTCAGCGCGATAGTCGTACCGCTTGCAGTCGAGGCGCATTTCACACGGGGTGTCGATATTCGGCAATTCCTGGAAGGTCATCAGGACACAATGGACTTCATGCTACGCACCAAAATACCGCGCAGCAATCAACTGATGCTGGGCGACGAAAAGCTGCAACGAATCACCCGCTACCTGATTACCAAAGAGGGTAGTCAACTGGTTAAGATCGCACCGCCTACAGTCGGGTATCAGGTGGGTCAATGGAAACGGGCTAACAGCCTGACTGATGCCCACTACCAGAGTGTGATCAGTGAGTTGAGAGATGATGGTACTGAACTCGATTCTACCGGCTTACCGTGGGATGAACGTATCAATACGAAGAATAAAAGCAAGTACACCCAGCGGGAAACCAGTATAAACACTGGCTGGAACGCGACACCGTTTAATCGTTTAGACGGTCCGATAGATCGCAGTATAATAAACTATGACTTCTACCAGCAGGAAGCGGAGAAACTATTACTATGACCACAATTGCATTCGACGGGAAACTACTAGCGGCTGATACATTGATTATCGAGGGTAGTGTGATTATCGGCTACCAACCAAAAGTCTTTAAGGTGAAAGGTGGTTATATCGGGGGTGTTGGTCGGGCAGATGATATTTCAGCTTACGTCGAATGGGTGCGTGGTGGCTTTGGTGAGAAACCTGAACTGACGGAAGGTGAAGATTTCATCGGAATGTTCATCACTAATGGCGGTCAGGTGTTTGAGTACGGTGAAAAGCTAAATGGTTTTGCACTACCGCCTGGAATGTACGCATGGGGTGCGGGTGGACTGATGGCACTCGCCGCAATGCGGCTGGGTATCTCAGCACCGGATGCAATACAGTTTGCAATCGATAACACGATTGATTCAGGCGGTACGATTGACGTATTTGAGGTAGTTCGACATGGTTGATACGGTAACAATACCCACCCTGGAACTTCAGGCAGCGATGATCCAGTCTGGTGGCAATAAGTCGAAGGCAGCGGAAATTCTTGGCATTCACCGACAAACCTTGATGAAACTCCTGGCTGAAAAGCTAACTACTACGCGCTACGTTGTCACCAGCGCCGTTAACAATACGAAGGTATTTGCGCCTTTCTGGAAAGCCCTGCAGTACTACTGCGATGAAAACGAAGCAGAGTTAATCGTCATCCCGACAAGGTACAAAAACCCTTCCGCAATGAGGATGACAGATCCTATATGGTATGACTCTGCGATTATGTCTCACTTCTGCGAGGTCGAGCGGGAGTTGAATTCCCAGGTGATAGTCATGGGTGACGTACCTATTCAACCGACCGCATCGGACCCACTTTCATCTTTGGACCCACACGCAAAAGGCAAGTGGGCTATCTTTGGTCATCCACAGATTGAAATGCGAATGGTCCCAGCCAGGATGGACAGTACGCCTCCCATGCTGCACACCACAGGGTCAGTGAGCGAAAAGTCATATTCAGCCAGTAAGTTAGGTAAGAAAGCTCAACTTCATCATACCTATGGGGCGGTCGTGATCGAATGTGTAGGCGACAAGGCTTACGTGAGGGAGTTGGTCTCAAACGATTCAGGTGAGTTCTACGACGTTGCTGGTGGAGTTAAGAAATACTCACCCAAAGGTATTGAGGAACTACTACGGATTCCGGCACTGGTGACTGGTGATGAACATATCGCTAACTCGTCTGAACGGGTGATGAATGCGACTTATTACAATAAGGATTCTATTACCGCGATTGCTCGACCGGAGGAAATTTACCGGCATGACGTTTTAGATTTCTTCTCAAGGAATCACCATCACACCGATCCCATCCAGAATTTTGTGAAGTATCTGCAGGGAACCGATGATGTGAAGGCAGAGGTTGAATCAACTATCCGAAAGATCGAGGAAACCACCCCAGCGGATTCAGTGAGCTACCTGGTGGGTAGTAACCACAATGAAGCCCTGGGTCGATGGATGAAGGAATCGAATCCGAAAGTTGATCCGAAAAATGCGCGGTTCTTCCATGAGCTTTCATCAGTGGTTTACCGACTGGCAGAAGAAAAGCTGACGCACAAGATTGACCCGTTTGAAGTCTATGCCCGAGAGATTATGGGTCTGGCCGACAGGGTGAAATTCTTAGGCAGGAACGAAGGGCGAACGGTTGAAGGCGTAGAGGTTTCATACCACGGTGATAAGGGCGCGAATGGTGCGCGAGGATCACTAACGACCTTCGCGAAAAGTTCATCCAAGACAGTCACTGGACACACGCATGGACCGGGAATCAAGAAAGGCGCATGGGGTGTGGGTCATTCAACGGACGGACTGGATTACCAGTCAGGTCTATCCAACTGGTTTAACACTCACTGCCTGATTTATCCGAACGGTAAGCGGCAGTTAATACACGTTTTATCTGATGGAACATGGAGAGCATCATGAGTGATTATCATGCATTTACGGCCAGGTGCTATCGGTGCAATACCACAAGGAATTACGACAGCTTTTATGGATTGCATACGGCAGTATCAATGGGTCAATACGTGATGATCCTTGGCTGTGAGGGTATCGTGTGTAGTGAATGTGCAGTAACGCTGAGAGTCATTCAAGACGAACACATGGCAGTCTGCAAAAAGATTATATCGCAGGAAATCGAAGACCACCGAAAGTCCACCAGCAGCAACGTACTGGAGTTGAAGCATTGAGTCAAACCCGTACCCTGAGTTGGCTGGAAGCTATCACCAATACGTCTATTGGTTTCGGTATCTCATTGCTCACTTGGATATACGTTATTGAACCTGTGCTGATACACTTCGACTTTATTGGCAACAATGGTTTCCCGCTATGGGTGAATACCCTAATTACCGGAACGTTCACAGTGGTATCAATCCTTCGTGGATTCTGGGTTCGTCGGCTGTACGAGTCATACCTGAACAGAAAGCTAACTGAATTATCACATAGAATTGAAGACTGGAGATGTAATCGTGTTACCTGATGACAACCCAAAAACAAAGTTTGGAGTAATGAAGGCACCACTGCATCTTGTACCCCCTATGGCAATCATATGCCTGGCTAATGCGTTTAAAGTTGGTGCTGAGAAGTATGGGGCGTATAATTGGAGAGATAAAACAGTATCCAAGTCAGTGTATTATGGAGCCTGTCTAAGACATATGTTAGCCTGGTGGGACGGTGAAGATACAGACCCTGAAACGGGTAATCACCATCTGGATCATGCAATGGCATGTCTTGCAATTATCAGGGACGGTGAATCGGTTGGTAATATAAACGATGACCGACCGTCTAAAGGGATGGCGGCCAGTGAAATGGTCACTTCTCAACAATCGACACATCTCTAGCTCATATCTACATTTACCCATTACATGGACATATACAAAATGATACCACTACATCAAAAACCGATTGCAGATTTCACACTGAACGAACTATCTCGATACAACACGTTTCGAAAGTCCAAACGGGCTGATATCGTCTATCAGGGTCAGAAGTTCGGCATAGGCTTTTGGGAGACTGTACTGGAAGACGGCCGCAAATTCCCGTTCCTGGCGCTCACTGTGTGGACACCAGATGGCTGGCGAGTACTGGACGTCATGTCGCCCTTATGGGACTTGAACGACCTGAGTATGGATACTGGAGAGCCTAAGAAGGATCTGTCCACCTATATGTGGTGGATAGCTGAGAATTTCAATCCCGTCATCAAGGCATACTTTGAGGAGATCGGTATGGTAGAAGAAGCGACCGGCGTGGAAGATGCAGACGGCGACGGGGAAATCGCTGAATGGGAGAAGGTCGTCGAACTTTTGAACAGGAATCCCAAGATTGTCGATGGGTTCCTTATCCTGGAGGGTGAATTGTGAGAATCATTATCGCACTGGCACTACTGCTATCCCTTGGAGGTTGCGCTGAGTTCGGGGCGTTCAAGTCCGGGGTTGCAACTCACGGGGCCGATGCTTCAGACCAGACGCTGGAAGCAAACCTATGGTATCTGTGCAACGCATCTTCGGTGGGATCGATAAAGCGTAGGTTCAAGACCGTTGAAGAAGTCGCAGCATACAATGTAATTTGCCCCGGCGTATTACCTGGAAGCTAATGCCTCGGCTGCTGCCAGTACTCGTTCCTTATGCGCTCTCACCCGTTCTGGTGTATGCAGTGTGGTGGCGAGTTGTTTCACCAACACATCTTCGTCGTTATCGATAGGATCGCCAGGATGAATGACACTCCGATGTATGGGTGTCGTGAACGTCTGACCGTCCTGCTCAACAATGTTGACGTACCCACGTTCGATATTCCCGGTTACCGGATCAATCGCTATCTTGTGTAATTGTCGTTTCATTTTATGCTACCTCGTATGATCCGTTTAATGTCACCTGACCGATTGTCATCTCTGAAATCAGTAAAGCTGTGGGGCCACCTGTACCATCCCATAGCCACAATTGGACGTAGGACGTGTTGCTGAGTACTCGCCCGACGATATTTCCTGTCGCCACAATGGAAACAGACTGTGCATGAGTAGCGTTAGCGCCCCCAGCATCACCGCTCGCATTAGTAACGGCTGTAAAGGGTAGTCCCATAATATGAGCAAATTGACCGGCTGTCAGTGAACCGACACTATTCACCGTTAGTTTAATCTGGAAGAATACCATACGTCCAATCTTAATATAACGACCTGATCTTGTACCATAAGACTGGCTCTCACCCGTACCGTCAAGACTACTATCAGCCAGGGTGGGTGTAAATGTACCTTCCTCATAGTCGTCAAGCAGTTCAGATGACATCGTGGTGCCATCAGCCGTCGCCGCAAAGTTAATACCCTGACCACTACCCACCACTACGTTAGCACCAGTGAGTGTGATATCCCCACTGGTTGTAATCGTTGTTGCAGCCAAACTACCGGGCGTTGTACCGCCGATGGGACCAGGGGCTTCCAGACGTGCTGTCAGTCCGTCAGGTGTAGCGGCTAGAGTGGCGGCCGTACCTGTTACGTGTTCAGCGTTAGTCGCTAGTTCCACCACCCCGGCTGCTGATGTACTAGCGGCTACGACTACCGCGTTAGCGGTCACATCATTAACCGTTCGTATTGCCGCAGCCGCTGAGTCTTTCAGCACATAACTGGCAATACCCTCGTAGAATACATCTCCTTCAATCGCACCATTGGCGTTCAGAGTGTAGGGGTTTGTCGCTGGTGTGGTTAACGCTGCGTCACTGTAGATAGTAATCTGCGTGTTCGGATCATTATTCACAGTGAACTCAATCGTTCCGGCTGCCAGGGCGTTGCCTGACGAATCCCGGAATACCGGCCAACCTGTATCTGGTCTGTTACTCATTTCCAAATCCTCAATAGTCCTTCCGCTGCTGCCTCACGACCTTCTTCCGTTATATTCACAATAGGTATTAGTTTAGCAATTTCCTTAACTTTCTTCCTCTTTGACATGTCACTTCTTACCACTACATCAATCGCTTTGGCGGCATCACTTACTGCCGGTCCCATAAGGCCGAACAATCGGTGCGCCGTATTATCCATAAAACCGTAACGATATGGGCTGAATAACTGGTACGCATGAGTGAACGGTCCTGGGATAGCCGCCTTGTCGATACCATCCAACCACTTTTGCATGTCATCTTTCTTCCACTGACGTCCGGTGATGAATTCCCGGAGAAACTGGGTGTAGTAGGCAATGGTGGTTGCAGCCACCATACCCCCCATAACTGATGCTTTACGTCCTACAGGAGCCTTACCTAGTTCAGACAATGCACGTTTCATAAACAGATTTGAAAACACTCCTGTAAATGACTTGAATAAAGTCACATTCGTCCAGTGCGGGTCTGAGAATAGTAACGGTCTGGTCGCCGGGTTGGGTGAGGTGACAGCCCATCGGGTGCCGCGACCTTTAGCATTTTCGATAATGTCTGCAAGCGGTCCTTCTTTTGGCATTCCCTGCTTGAACCATTCAACAGCAACATCGGGACTAACACCCAACTCGTTCAATTGCTCGCGATAAAACTTGTTTTTCTTACCGCCTTTGGTTAATGCTTTGGCGTTACGTTCCAACACCGCACTGATTGTGTCGTAAGCGATCATACGTAGTACGTCTGTCAGGGCTTCCAGTCCGGTGGCATGCATAAACCTCGATGTGAGGGTGTTGCCAATAGTTGAAAATCGCGCAGCCTGTGAGGATTGCAAGGTGTTTAGGGATATTTGCCCCAGACTCTCTAACGCTTTCTCCGTTTTCATCTTTGGAATGCGATTCTTACCCATCACCAATCGCTCACCGGTTCTTGCAGCCTTGTTAAATACTGCAATCACACCTTTAGCGTATGCCTTTGGTACGAAACCAAACTGAATAGCAGGTGCCGCAAATTCAGCTAGAGATGCCAATGAGACTAAACCCATGTGAAGTACAGTCTCGTAGTTCGACACCCTACGATTCCACTTCGCGTAAGTCATGCTCTCGATGGGGTTGTATTTATTTTGCAGCGCGTCAGCCACGCTATACACATCTTTAGTTAGTTGCCCAATAGCCCTTAGATCACCTTCGATACCTAACTCTTTAATCGACTTAGCGACAGTAGCGTTTAGTCGTCCCTCATTCGCCCCGAACATACGCGCATACTCCACCCGCCGCGTTACGTTTCGAATATAGCTGGTCATCAAACCTTGAATGTCGTTGACTAACCATTCTTCAGCCGCACGCAATGCTTCTTCCGGTATTTGAACCTTTCGGGATTTCTCAATATGGGCCGCTTTTGACGCACTACCGGGTTGTGCAATTCGACGCGACCAGGCTTCGTGTGCTTTAGGATCAGTCAGTCGCTCGCTGACAATTTCCATGTCAGGTGTACCTTCATTCTCAACGATTCGGCGTACAAAATTTTCAGCGCCAGCCTCTGTGAAATCCATTTTCTCCTGTAGGAATTTTTTAAATCGAGCAGGGGCTTGCTGTATCTTCTCAACGCGCCACACTTGCGGTACATAATCTTTCACATAGCCAACAGCATCCCCGAGTACCGGCTTCACGTAAGTCTCATGCATTACGTCCAGGAACTCACGAATTTCCAGTGCCTTAGCACGAAGATGGGGTGATGCCTTACCTGTTCGCAGCGCCCGAACGATATGCTCGCTGGGTTTTGTTCGCAGACCAAACCGACCTTTCAACGGCTCTAGGATTGTGTCCATCGCCTTAGCGAATTTACCCTGCATCTTCGCGGTCATATCAATCAGATCAGGTGCCGCAGCCGTCTCGATGGCACTAGGTGCATCTGCCCGAGTCGGGGCGTAAATACGATCAGCTATGGCGGCGAGTGATGGTGACTTCCAATCACGTAATAGTTGCACCGGTTTGTAAAATAGCAAACGACCAATAGCTCCAAACCCCTCATGGGGAGTTGTCTTCAAATCCTGAGATTTACCCACAAAGTCTTTGAATGCCTGAAAGCTGGTACCGTTATCGGCAATCGGTGCATCGGGTGTATCGACCATTTTACCGGTCTCAACTTCGACTAACGGTTCTCTAGCCGCAGGTTCCTGTCGCGCTAATACATCGCGTAACGGACTTTTCTTTACCAGATTCACCCCGCCCTTTACCAGATTCACCCCGCCCTTTATAACGGCTGGTGCTTTAAACGGTAATAGCATTGCCGCACCATGTGCTGATGTTAGGCCAATTGCGGCCATCAGTGGGTTTCCGTGTTCAAGGTTAGGTTCAACCAGGTGTTCCTTTGCGGGTTCATCCACATACTTCATGAATCCCTCTTCGATAGCATTGATGAAAGCTTTACCGCCCTCAGTGCGCGGTTCGTACATTGCTACGTCATTTACTGTTTGGTTGATCGACTGAAAGACATCAGCATAACTGTTCACATCTCCCCCGGTACGGATTACCTCTGCTGCGCCGGCCAGGGTGCCGCCTAACGCACCAATCATAGCGGTTCCCATAGACGCTAATCCTTCAGCCGCACCGACTATTGGTGCGGCTAGATCCCCAACCGGCGCAGCATCTCCAACTGGTGTAAAGCCTTCGGGTATTTCTGGCTCATCCACATCCATGAGCGGAGGCGCTGCCAGTTCATCAGCCAGTAACTCGGCGAGTGTACTCATTTTTTAGACTCCATGATCTTCTGCTTGTAGGCTTTAGCTTTCTCTTCATCGGTGTCACCCAGGTACGCGAGTGTCAGTAGTTCTTCTGTCGTCCATTTTGGCATGGATTTTTTGATTTGTTGTAATTCATCCCAGTCCTGACCGATAGTGGCAGCGAGTGAACGCTGTTGTAATTCCTTACCGATATAGTTGCCGTTTTTGGCTGTTAACATAACCGTCAGTGCAAGGTCCATCTTGAAGTCTGAATCGTTACCGCCGAAACTCCCCTCGCCAATCCCGGTAGAATCAATGATGGAATCCGCGATAGTCTCAGCGTCTTCAAGTTTTAATGTAACGGCACCACCCTGAGCGGTCTGAACACCAAGCCCTTCGAGTAACTGCTGTCGGTGGGTATCGCTGATATTAGCGAATTCGCCCTTCTTCTGTTGGACTTCTTGAACCATGCGTAACTTGGCTTCAAACGCAAATCCGTCACGCCCTTCACCATCGAAGTACGTTTTGGCTTTCTTAGTCATTTCAGGTGATGCTTTATCACCCATCGCCAAAATTGCAGCGTAGTGCTTGTCGTTTTTCATATCAGCCGTCATTGCTTCATCTTTTGACGTTTTAGATTCAGGATGACTTACGGTTCTATTGTTCTTACTACTGGTTTGACTGATTGGTGTACCATCTTCTGCATAGTTAGTCGTGAACTTTTCAGGGGATTCAACGTTCAACCCTTTTTTTAAACGCGTCAGGGTATCAGGGGTTATACCTTGAAGAATACCCTGCTGTGCTTCCGCAGGTAATGACGCAAAGTCAACGTTATCTTGCAATCCTTGTTTTGCTTCTTCAGCATCGTCAAATTGTGCAGCGTATTCCAATGCAGACCTAAGTAAAGCATTCATGTCTTTCTTCTGTGCGGCAGAACGCGACAAACCTGCTTGCGTTCGGGTATCGTTATCCCGGCGAATCTGCATACCCATCTGTGGGTCTACTTGCATCAACTGCTGCAAACTGTTGGAATCGCCCATCGCTGCAGCACCGGCAAGTTCCTTGATCATACCCTCCATCTCGGCTCCACGACGAGCCGTACCCTCGTTAATTCGATTGGCTCGGCGACCGTAATAAGCGTCTGTCATTGCTCCATATTGTGGCATTGTTAAATCCTCAGTGTTTTCCAGTAGTCGGTTGCGCTACCTGCCACATCACCCAGAAAGGCATTCTTTGCGCTTTGCGCTGCAACATTTGCATCGTTTTCGTACCTTGTCGCTTCGATGTTACCGCGACCAACACTCGCTGCGTGGCCTGTCGCCAGGTTACCCATATTGGTGGTGGTCACAGGGTTAGCGGCGCTGCTCAACTGTGTCATATACTGTTGATACGTGTCGTAGTATAGGCTTCCAGAAGCCTTACCGATATCACGCATGGTTGGTGCGGAACGACCGATCCCGCGATTGGCTGCGTATTGTGCAATCTCACCGGTTTGCCGTTCCTGCATATCCTGCACCATTGGCAGGTCATAGAACGGATTAGCGGATCCACCGCCCGGACGCGGATCATCACCAAGTCCAAGCTGATAACTGTACATATCATTGGCTTTGGACTCGGTATTCATGAACGGTTTTAACGTCGGGTAGACGCCTGGATAAGCACCCTCGTCAGTACTACCCGGTGCGCCTTCAGGACCGCCGTACAGGGTGGTCGTCAATAGCTCTTGGCGTTGTGCCTCTGCTTCTCGAATCGCGTCAGCAGCATCCTTGGCTGTATCAGCAGCGTCATCTGACGCCTTCCAACTCAACCCTAAACCCAGTAAAGTTGGGAAAAGATCACCCAACCAACTTGGCAACCCACCGCTTGTCGGCGTTGTGCCAGTGCCAGTGCCAGTGCCAGTGCCAGTGCCAGTGCCAGTGCCAGTGCCAGTGCCAGTGCCAGTGCCGCTTGCAACACCTACTTTGAGGAGATCGAAGTTGGGGTTAACCTGACTATACACCTCTTGCGGCATTTGGTTGACCGGCCCGTTGTAAACCACATTGCCTTGTTGATCTTTAACTTCAATCGCCCCCGTGTTATCGCCGAATGTCGGTGTTGCGGTAGCTGCATCTGCGGGTGGGGTGGATGGTCCACCACCAGTCTCGTCAGGTAATGGTGCACCTGGGTCAACTGGAGGTGTAACGGGCGGTGTAACCGGACCACCGCCAGTCTCATCAGGGTATACGGTTTCCGGTGCTGGTGTAACCGGGGGCGTTACGGTAGCAGCAGGTGGGGGTGTTTTTGTCTGACCTGGTTGAAGATAGCCGCCACTGAGTGTTCTTTCGAACCAGTCCAGGAAATTATCAGTACCACCGCCGTTACGGTAAATATCGTAGTCGCTTTGCGTCTGTTCGGGTTGATCTACAGTTGTGGCATTGTACTCTTCTTCTACCGTTTCAGGATCAGCGAGTACAGTACCATTGGATGGATCAGCTTTGTAATCCTCAACAGCCTTCACAACGGATGGTGGTGGGTTATCTATTCTCGGCTGGACGTACTCGCGTAAATATTCAGGAACATCATCGATAGTCATGAGACCTTGCAATATAAGTTGAGCATAAACGTTAAAACCTGCCTGAGCTGTACCCAGGACAACCGTACCCACCTGCGCGACATCTGAACCTCTACTCCCACGGTTCTCAGAACCATACCCACGGTTACCGACACCTAATCCAAAATTAGGTTGCCCACCAGGTGCAGTATTGTTAAGATCCCCGAACGTACTACCTTTCGGAAACAACGTCGCGAAGAAGTTGTTGATCTCCGTTCTTATAGATTGTGGCATCTTTAAATCCTCATTATGAAGCTATTATACTCCACTCTCCATCTACCGATATTAAATAAACACTGTCATATTGTGCTGCCAGAGTTAGTGCTGTCACTGTACTGTCAATTCCAGCAGTGCAAATGTACGATATAGCCCCTGTACCTGCCCGCTTTAATATCACAATATCCCCGTCACGTTGTGGGGTGTGCACTGTGATCGTTTCTGCGCTGGTATTGGTACACCGAACGACTTCAAATCGTCTACCTAACGTCGTATAGCTCTCAGTTTGCGAGGTTACTACACGTTCAATATCTTTCACTATACTGAATAAAAAGTCTTCAAAATATACCGTCGCAGTAAGTGACGCCTTTTCAAGTAGCGCGATGCCTGCATTCAATGGCTGGCTGAAATTACTGTGACTCACAGTGATTCCTCAATGTAAATCTCACCCGTATAAAAAGCCAAATGACAAGCAGCGGTAGTGGATAGTTCGATCACCAAATCCTTATTACGCACCAGACGCCCGATATCACGAATGATTACTTGTTTGTCATACTCCCCGGTTACACCCATTGAAACACTCGAATGCTGAAACCAGGTCAATCCACCATTCTTTGAATAGCGAACGTTTAACAGCGGGTCAGTATTGCCAATAATCTGACCGACTTCCATGTTGAGGTCAATACGTTCAATAAACACATCTTTCGGAAACGATATTGGCGGTGATACTATGAGAACTTTCTGGATGTCAGTGCCTTCGGTATATGTCTGAGGGTTCAGCGCCCATATTTTTGCGGCTTTGTTATCTCCCGCGATGATCACCCCGTTAATAGTCGCACTACTTCTCAGTCTGTAATAATCATCACCGGAACACCGTTGATGCGATAGCCTTGTGGCGGTATCATACACCCACGTATAGTTATCCGACACCCACGTCAACACATACTGACGATGAATACCGTCATCAATCCAGAAACCGTAACAATCAGATGGTGCACTAAAGCCCGGAAAACGTGCAGTACCGTTACCTTTTAATCTTAGTTCCAAGTCATGGTCTGATATCTGTACCATTTCCGAACCGGTCATTAGTTGCACCGTATTATTATCTGCCAGGAAAGCAATTTGATCGTCCAATCCCGCAATTGAAGCGTATGAAAGCGCACCCTGCATTTTGGTACGGCCTACAACTTTTCGAAGTGGAAAATCAACGTCATCAAACACCTGCCACAGTTCTGCAGTCCGTGTGCCAATCAGCCACATATACGAGACCAATGAACGTGCTGCGAGCAGCTTGTCCGGGTGTTCCTCTGCCTGACCGCGTGACAGTGAGCTAAACGTTGCACCGTCTGCCAGCTCAGAGGCAAAGAAGTTCTGGGTATCCCGCTGAACGTAATAAAACCGGTCATTCAGCATGGTCACATCAATTGCTGGTGTGAGGAAATTGAGTGCCGTCGATGAGACTGTAAGCGCACCGGCTGTACTATATTTATAAGTGGTACCGGCACCGTTAGTAATGGACAGTTCTTGCGAGTTATTGACTTCAACACGACAGGTACCTGATCCATTTACTGCGCCAATAGAATTAACCGTATCGACACCGGTGTCATTTGAAAATTCGTATAGGTTATCGCCTGCCACAAAGTAGACGACTTGTCGCGCACCTGTAATACCAGTACGACTTAAACCCGTTTCGGCTGAGTACAGCATGTTACTACGAACCGTACCGTCAAGCCCGGTGATCAGTTCATCTAATCCAGGTATTCTACGCGCAGCGCGATAGTCTCCCTGCCGATCCGCTTCCAGGAGAAGGTTACATACTCGTTGTCGTGATTTCTTTGAGTCGAAGTTTTTACCACTACCGCCCATAAGCCATTGCATTGACTACCTCCTACGCAGTGAGACTTTGACGGGATAGAGTTCAGTGTCGTAGCTCAACGCTCTGGTCATGCTGGTCGTGGCAAGGTCCATCAATACTTCCTTCCTGCCCATCGCACATCCGAACTTCGGGATTAACCGATAAGCCAGGTTGTACACGATGGCTGAATGCCAATAGTCTGGAAGATCGAAGGTTTCAGTACTGGTGGTCATTATTTGCAGCTTGGCGTCATAAGTGAACAATAGGATCTTGTCGGACTCATCAGGTTGCCCCCACACATGCATTGTACCGCTTGGAATACCCCGCTTGAACCATGCCTGGATCGGGTCACCGGCTGATGTTTTATCCACCTGTCTGAAGTATGTCTGCTCAGAGTCGAATATCACAGGGATCTCAGAAGATGCTGAGTCGCGTCGTCTGACATCTTTGATTCGGCTCACCGGTACAAATGTACCCCTGTAGTTCCTCACCTTCTTGCCAATAGCAGCGGCGCTGGGTAGTGCGGCGGTCAGCGTTACTACGTTAGCGACAGGTGCACCATTTACTGTCGTCCAGTGCGCTGTACCATCATCGAGCAGTATTTGAATGGTATCACTGGCGGATATGTTGTCATCGCTCGTCACTGTAACCGTAGTGTCGGTCGCTATACCCGCTACCGTTAAGTCTGTCTCATAGAATGTATTAGCGAGATTGGCTGTAGCGAATGAATATTCGTGTGAGCCTTTGACAAGGAATAATGCACCCTGTTTGGTCGCCCATAATTTGGTGCCCAATGCTTCCCATTCCTTGATCATCAGATTGAGAGTACGTCGCGCACGTTTGTACATATCACCGGTCAACGTTTCACCGTCCTGACCGATCTGCAGGTTGTCAAACGCATCCTCCATAATGTCATTGGTGTCAAGATCGAGTGTGTAATCTGCACTGGTTGTCATGTTAAATTACCGTAATTGATCCAATTGAATCGGTCGGGTCTGCTTCTTCGGCCCGGGCATCTGGGAATGTAGGCTCCTCAACGGGTACAAACGGAAAGTCTTGAGGATGTCGTTCGTTAAAGGCTTCAGGGATCACAATATGTCCCGTCCACTCTTTGTCCAACTCATCGATTTTACGTTTAAAGCCGGTACGATCACAAATCGTATTGGATGACCCCATGACGAAATGGTTGGTGCTTGGATGTCGTGTAGCCATATTACTTACCCTTCTCGATTGCAATCGTGACAGCATTCAACACTTTCGAGGTCATTAACTCCATACCCTCTTTGAAGCCTTGCAACTCACCAATCTCCCGATTGATGCTTACTAGCATGTCGTTCTTAACCTTGTGATCCTCCAGACATTCCGTAAGCCGCTTCTGAACGTCAACGTACCTTTCTGCTTCTGCTTCTTTGTCTTTCTGCATAGTGGTCCATAAATACCGACCCATCGTCCCTATTACCAGGCACAACGTAGATACACCACCCACGACTTGTAGGTTAGTGAGCATCAATCCTGAAGGTTCCATAATCATTCCTTAATTAGTAATCTCATGCCAAGGGTCACCTTTATTAAACCCACTACATGAAATCCACTTGTAATCCAAATCATCTCTTAGGCACACCCAAGTAGAGAGGTTATCTATAATCCAGCCTTCTACTTCGAGAACCAAGTGACCAGAATTCCAATCGTTCTTATCCGTCAAACAGAACACCAGTCTCGAAGGTATGCCAACCTTCCGGCACTGATAACGAGCGGCTAGTGCGTGTCCGTCACAATCGTCTTTAAATCCTTTGCGGGCAGCTTCATCCATATCTACCCAATGTTCTGGCATTCCACGCTGTTCTTGGTCGGATGTATAGTTAAACCGCCAGCCGACATAGTTTTTTATTTCTTGTAAGTCACGCTCTCTAACAGTCAATGTTTCTCTCCGGGTCACATCCTATCGGTGGCGCGACTTCTTCTCCAGTCTCAAAAGGAGTTGGAACCCTTACCGCGCACCCTGACAGCAATAGCAGTATCAGGAGAGTCCTCATAGGATATGCGCTACCGTATCATCGCCAAATGTCACAAAGAACTGGCTGGGCGTTACTGTGTTGCCCTCGTCATCGACGTAAGGCGTGTAGTCATAGATTGATTGGTACAGCGCCAGCATGTCGGGATCGCCAGGTACTTCTTCCATAATCGGATTGGGCGTGTAGGTGGTCTGTTCTTCAACGTAATCACCAGCACCGTACACTGGAACCTGCTGATACCCATCAATCACATCGGTTGTTTCGTATGTGATGACGTCCCGGCCAGCCACCGTTTCGATCGGCTCTCCGAATTGTGGCACCTCATCAATAACAAGTTGCTGCGTATAGCCGAAGATCGTTTCATAGTCCGTTACTGTCACAAAGGGCAGTTGCTCCAGAATCTCTAAGCCGTCCTTGCTGGACAGGATAATCATGGAGGTGTTGCCGTTCCTGTGAACGTGAGCGCCTGAACGACCGTCAATCATGCCGCGATAGGGTGACTCAATGTCTACTGCGCCGGTAGCTTTCAGGGCTGTCATGTCAGTGCATATGCTTACGATGGTCATAGTGCTGCCACCTGTGAGTCGGTCAATCGACGGCTGAATATCTTGACGTTACGGATGTTGCCGTTGGCTTGCTGCGAGTCGTTGTAGCTAGACCCTACGTGGATAGTCGTTACGGTGGGCGTCGATGCGGAGGAATCAGCGCCCACCGAAACCCCATCCATGTACAACTCAATGTCATTTGTGTTGATAACGAAAGCGATTTTGTAAGTCGTCCCAGCAACCATCTGAATGGTCGAAACAATGTTAGCTTCTGTCGATCCACCACTTCTCAACAACAACCCTAAACGCCCCGTGACCGCCTCTTGATAAACCAGCGCCCGATTATTATTTGTTTCATCATCAACCGACAAGATGATTTTTGAGTTGAGCGAGGTGCTATCGTTTGGTGTGAAATCAACACTAGCCGTCATCGGGAAGCTATCCGCATTACCTGCCGCTGAGTAAGTCAGCACACCAGCATTCCGCGCCACTGCTGTACCTTCTGTTGCTATGTACGGGGTGGGGAAGGTTCCTGCTTCTACTTGTGCGCCCCAGACTAGAATAGAGGAGGTGCCGTCTAGGTCTACTGTTACGTCACCGTCTGCGTCTGCAACGTATATTCTAAATCCACCAATTACATCCGTAGTCGATTGGTAGACGGTCCAAACCCTGTACCATCCGTCACCTACAGACTCTATTCCATAATCAGAAACAGCAGCTCCGGCAGTACCCGCCGCACCGTCGGCGAGGTCGAAATAAACGCCTTCGCTTTCATCGTAGTTGATATGTGAAACCAGCACCCAAGACAGTTGGTCGGCCTTCACATATGCAGACCATGTGTAATCCGTGTTAGTAACGATGGTCAGGGCTTGGTTAAGATACACTGCCCCCGTACCAGTAGCCCCATCATCAACCAACCGCCATGCAGTCTTGGTTCCATCAGGAGCAATGGCGTAATTAGCCGCTGGAGTGGCGTTAACGTCAGTCCAAGTGGTCGTAAACGCATTGCTTTGCAGGATGACATTAGTCCTAGCCTCATGTGTCGAAATACCGAGGGGGCCATCTGCGTCCCATTTTGCAGGGATGTCTACACCGAATGTCTTGGCTGCACCGTTGTTAGTCCATGTCTCACCCGTTGTAGATGAAGCCCACGTTGATCCGGTTACATGGTCATTGGCGTTGAAGTCAACAGCAGGGGTGGCTGTGGGGTCTGTGGAGGCTATGACTACTGCACGGGAGATTTTGCCGGCGAATAAAGCCCCTGATCCAGTGTCATTCGACCCAACTTCAACAGGAGCGGTGGAATCAAAAATTCCGGCAGATACATGAGAAATGTCGGCATTCCCCAACTGCACCCAATTAATATCTGACAGGCTTGTACCGAGAGGTTGGTCTGATGTGTAAAAATTGGTTGTGTTAGCAACATCGTTGAAGGTTGTTCCGACCCAATGCCCTGTACCGTTAGCAAACCCTGTAATAGCATCCGACTCGCTGCTCACCACAAGGGCTGTGCCATCAGCAGATGTAAATAATTTAAGACTACCTGTGTCGTCCAATCTCCACGAAAAAGACCTCTGATTGGCGGCTTGAATATACTTCGCCACAATCACCATGTCGGCAGCGGGCGTCCAATCTTCTAGAGCTATCCAAGCAACCCATGTGGTGTCACTCGTTCCATTACCGGAAGGGATAGCCGCACTATCAGGCGTAGATACATACGTCCCGCTTACCCCTGTGAGTTCAACAAATTGTGAGTTGCTTGAGTTTATCGCAGGGCCGGTATTCTCTGTCACGATGCCGGTGGATGATACTGTATTGCCGTTGTGGGTGCTGAATGATTTAGTGCCGTCGATACCGGAACCATGCCAAGGGCTGCTTAGGACGCCGCTTGAAACATACTCTGATGGATTCTGGTTAATACTCCCCGTCAAATTCTCCATCTGGTAATCAACAACCGTGGCAACGGAAGCGGTAGCAATGATTGTACCCGCGCCCGTAATGGTCAGGGTCTTCGATGTTCGGCTGGATGCATTAGAGGTCAGTGTTCCGGTAGAGCCTGTCGCTGTACCCGTGAAGGTAACAACGCCTGTGCCTGCACCCATCGAGAACACATAGACCGTATCAGCGGCTACCGTGATCGTGTCCGTTGCTGCTACAGCCAGTGTCGCAGAACTCGCGTTGGCTATAACATTCTTAACCGTCCGGTTACCCTCTAGCGCAGCCTGACCACTGGATGCGGTCTTCTGCATTCCCTGATAGTAGGTGTAGGTCTCGTCTGTGGCGCGGGTGAAGGTGGCAACATTGGAGCCGTGGGCAATACGAGGGTTGAGATTCGTGTTTAGATCAGCACGAAAGCTCTGTAGCAGTTTGTTACTACCTCCACCTACTCGACGATGACGGTTCATCACGCATACTTCTTGAAATGAACCAATATGTCATATGATGCGCCGTTAACTGCGCCATTGGTGGTCAGTAAAACATCACCAGTGAAACCAGTCGCCTGGGGATCTACTTGATCAATACCTGCCCGGTCAAAATAACCGTTGCCGGTACCCAGTAAGGCGATAGGCTGGTTGGTGTTGGCATCCCACAGTAAGTCAACCCGCGAGAATCCTTGAACATCATATTCAATAGATTCAACGGCGAGTTGAGTTAACGTAGAAAATCCGTCAGGACCGGTAAGAGTGGATACGTCAACTTTTGTGACTGCACTCTCACCGGTCCCATCAGATCGGTTAGTAAGATGAAGCACGTAGTTACGCGCCCCATCATGTGACACTACATTGGTTACAGTATCGGCCATTAGGAATCAACTGCAGGTAACAAGTAGGCCGAAGCAGTAATTACGCCGGTACCCTTGTTATCAATCAATGCCACACCATCTGCGTCCACCAGGACTTCACCTGTGGTATCTCCATGAGAGCATGTATTATTAGCAACGATACCACTATTCGCGGTCGTGTCATTGTCGATCAACACATCGCCGCTCGCTTTCAAGCTATCGTAATGATTGCGTCGAATGCTTACATTAATCATATCTTTACCTGTTGCTTGCTCAATGAAAGCGGTGGCGTTAGCATGATCATGAACGACATGGCAGTCTTCGACTGTAAGCCGACTGATATCGCCGGTAATCTCGATAAATGAGTCACAAGCCGCATCAACCGCATACGCATCGCATTCAGTAACGGTCAAACCGTCTGCCGTATTGTCTGCACCCGACGCATCGATAACATCGACCCAATTCAGATTTGCACCCGATTCAATGAACTCACACTTGTGGATTGTTGCGTCAGTACCTGTTACATCGATGATACGGGTGATGTCAGCAAAACCAGCTACAAACAGACAATTCGCCACAGTAACGCTGGCTGCACTAATAACAACACTGGCTGTCGCTGCGGTATCGAGTGTAATAGTCGGTCGAAGCGAACCGCGACCCAGACCAATCACTGCAATACCGGCAACATCAAGAGTGATTCCACTAGCGGCAGAAACTGTTTCCGTATGCCCCGGTGCGACTATAATGAGGTCGCCTCGGTTAGCGGTACAGAGTGCTACAGCCGCATCAATGGTCGCAACTGGGGTATGATAGCTCCCTTTCGTAGAGCTATCAGCACCCAGCACACCATCGATACCTGGTACAGATGAACCATTTACCCAGACAACTCGTCCGGGGTTGGATTGAACGATTGGTATTCCTTTGAGTACCAGACCGTCAATCCCATTTGGATAATTACTCATTTTACTCTCCCTATGAACCCCGTAGGGTCCGTAGAATTTTCATAGTGAAAAGTTAAGTGCCGCTACCGAATGCCGCTCTCGGATCTGTCAGACCGTAAGAGTTATACAGCAAACCCTTATGGCGATAGTTCGAAGTGCCGAAATCGTTGTCGGTTTCAAAAATGTAACCCTCAGCGAATCGTTCGTATCGGCAGAAACCGTTAGGTGCATCAGTCTGCAGGAACCAGTCAGTCGCCGACGTAAATCGGTTGTTGACATGAGGTACCACATCGTCATACATCGGGTTGTGAGTAGAAGTATTTGCACTGTTCGGACCGGTGACAGATTCCAGTACCCGGGAAACGTCATAACGCAATTGTCGCGGAATATGAAGCTTCACAGCCTTAACGTCTGCCAGAAGGTTCGCACCATCCCTGAAGTCGTCAATCGCAATGTTGGCATCTTCCAATGCCGACGCGCTGAACGGTGTAAATGCGGTAAACTGATTCGAAAACGTTCCACCCTTACCCAATACGTGAGCAGTACTAAACAACGGTTGCCCGTCGCCAATATTGACCGTATAAGCGTTGTTGATCACATCGGCGGCCAACTGCTCGTCGGTGTGTACCAGTGTTCGCTTCAGCATGGTACCAGCTTGCATAATCAGATCGCGCTTCAGGTTATTCATCTGAGCTTGCATCGTGATAGTGGTGCCAAGACCATACACGTCGTGGATGTAAGATGTTACAAAATCCTGCTTTTCAGCATCATAACCGATGGATGAACCCTCGGGTACGGAACCGGCCAAGCCAAGACCTGACAGTGAAACATCCACTTCATAGCCTTTGGTAGATTTCTTTGTTTCGAAAATAGCGTCGTACTGTCGCGGTTTATCCTCGTAAGACATCCCCGCTACCGCATTGATGCCCTCCTGAAGTAAACGCGCTTCTGATGATTGTGAAGTTATCCCAGGCATGATTAATTCCCCGTTGTGCTGCGAAGCGTATTAGTGTTAATGGTAACGAGCCATTCGGCATCAGTGCCGATAGCGTTACCTACCTTGGGATTCAATCTCAAAATTTGCAGATCAAGTGCAGCAGTCGTGTTGACTGCGGAACTGTCCAGCTCCATGCCACTCATCCCGGTAGTTGCATCGCCAGCAGCGACCACAAAATTGGTATTCAAACCAACTGAAGCAGCAGCTACTGAACCACCAGCGGAATCTTCCTTGATTGAGAAGATTGCATTTGGGTTTACAATGACATTACATTTTTGCAATGTTGATGCGAGATGATGGGTCTTGTTGAACGACTCGTTTGCAAAATCCGGTTCAACGGATTCCAGGACACCGACTGGTGCATCAGTTGTTGCGCATTGCGCTACAATTGGACGTTTACCGTCGGCACTGGATTCACCTGTAAGTTTTACAAAGTCACCGATGAATGCGGCAACTGTATCTGCGGCGGCAAACTCACATTCCAGGAACTGAGGGGCATAAGAGCCGTCCAGATTCCCGTAATACGTTGCTCCGCTTTTAATATCGCGATTAGCCATTTGGCTACTCCTTGTCAAAAAAGATTAAGTTGTTGCCTATCTTCCTAGGACTTGGAGCCACTTTCGGCGAGCCGCATTTCGATATTTAAATCAGCTTGACACTCAGTTGGACGCGGTATGATTTGCGCTAACATCGTATCAACATCATCGAGATTGAGAAACGCTGCCAATCTCTGTACTTCTTCTCGTTGCGTCAATAACCGCTCAAACGAGATAGTCATTATTTCCCCGTATTTGGACAACCGCTCTCTGGCGTCAAATCTTTCCTTTCGATGTAATCCAGCAATAAGATCCACATAATGATCATCGATACTGGCACCCATCGAACGAAGGAACTTGACTTCTGACTTAGCTTGCTCAGTCGCATCTCTGTCCATCCACACTGTGCGGTATTCACCTTTTGGAATACCAATCACTAAAGGTTCTAGTATTTTGACACTAAAACCATCAGGAACGCAAATGTTTCTGTTACCCGTTTCAAACATCGGGTACGAACCCGCTGTCGGACCACCGACGGAATGGATCATCTGCATCACCAGTGATGAGCCACAACGACCGAATCCGGCAACCAGGTTGATCACTCCTTGACTTGCTCGAAGCCGATACCACCGGTTGGCAGGTTTGGTGCATAGGTATCAAGGGTACTGTCTCCGCGTGAGTCACTATCAATCTCACCGGCTTTCCGGCTCCTATTCATCTGTGAGGCAATCAATGCGTTTCGCTCGCGCTCTGGTCCGAGCTTAATGCGATAATACTCAGCTTCTGGTAACATCATCAGGTACATGATCTGTGTATTGTCACCTTGGTCAAATCCGGTAGTACGACACACATAGGTACTACCCTTGCGTCGGGTATACCCTTCAACTTCTCGCGCTGCTATATTACTGGCTTCAGCGACTAATTCAGCACCCTGGTCGAGCCATCGGTCTACATCACCATTGTTCTGCTCTTTCCAGAAAAACGTATAACCAGGGTACTTTGCCATATACGTTTCGGCATCGAGCGTTCGCATACGACCCATATCTGGACGTACTTTGGTGCCGACTTCAGCATTGTGTTGTTGTAGTGGGTGAATTGGTTGGCGTTCGGCCATTAATCTTCTCCTGTTAATTTTTCGGCAAATAGATCGGCGTCGAATTTATCACCGAATTTTTCCTTTAGTGCGTCTGCAACTGATTGAGCCGAGTTCACATCATGTGGATTACGACTGCCAATACTGATATCTGACAAGTTTGTTTTACCTTTTCCCTGGGTTTCAGTGGTTGTTTTACCGGGCGCTTGCTGACGACCTCGCTTGGGGGATTTAAAGATATCAGGATTGAGCTTTTTCGCATCATTGAATGCGACGTTCCACGCTTTTTTAATCTGACTGTCACTGAGAGCGAGAGCCCCGTTGTTACTTAATCGCTCGATCAGGGAGTTGTACAGTGCACCATGATCGGTGGCGAACTCCTTGTTGTAGTCATCATGCTCCGTGTCTGTAAGTGGTGTTTCGGCAATCAAACTCAAAAGCGTTTCGTTTTTCGGGATTGGCACATTGCTATCGTGTTCTTCTAACCGCTGCTTCGCATCCAGTGCAGCCTCGACATCTTCATCGTCTTTAGCCTGTTCGATTTCAGCCAGTAAGTCCTTTCGTGCCTGGGCTGCTGCTGACTTCTTTTCGCTTTCGGTATATTCAGCCACTTGACTGACCATCGTACTGAGTCGTTTCAACTCTTTCTTCTGGTCTTTATTCTCCTGGATTCGATCATACTCATGCGAATAAGCGTTTTTACCCTTGAAGTCGTCGGGATCTTTTCCGGCTTCAATCCACTGTTCATAGCTCATGTAGCCGGGGAGTTCATCGACTATCGGCTCATCGACTATCGGCTCATCGACTATCGGCTCATCGACTATCGGCTCATCGACTATCGGCTCATCTTCATTATTCAGAAGTTCATCCAAGGTCGCGTCGATATTTTCCTGTGGCGTACTCATTCGATACTCCCGAAAACATCCTCGTCATTGATGAAAATCACATACTCGCTGCTACCGGGTGGGAATTCGATTCGCGCACCTTCATATCGCCTGAACATGACAACATCCCCGATCTTGCACCAGGGAGCCGCATCGATATCCCGACGCATATTCTTGTAGGCGTCCGGTCCGATATCCAGGACAACACCGTAGTTACTACCCCGGTCCTCCCTCTCCTTCTGATCATTGGACTTGGTGACAAATCCCGCACCAGCTAGTGTTTGGAATTTATCAGCTTGTGCTGCTTCAAGTCCGGCTGTTACGTCGATGGGGTCGATGAGTACCCGGTAGCCACGCGCTTTAATGGTACCTGTATCAATCTTCTTCTTTTGTTCGTTGTGGTTCTTCATAGAGTTCTGACCTTCTCAGAGTTTTTATGGGATCAAGTGCTTCGTTAAAAGCAGTAATCATACCCTCTCGTTCGAACAAGGTGGCGTGACTTCGGTAGGCGCTGTCGGGATTCAATATAGGTTTGAAGTCCTCGATAACCTGCTCCAGTCTAAACTGGAGAGCCTGTAAATAAGTTTGTGTTGCTGGCATATTCAGCCAGAGTTCAACCTGTGACTGTGTAACTCGCTTGTGCTGATCGGTCATCTTTCTGCTCGATAGGTAGTTGGCCGTTCCCCAGGTAGGCATCTTCGCCATTCATGAGTTTCAAACCTTGTTGGGGGCTTAACCCTGCATCCACTAGAGATTTCAACGCTTTCGCATAAATCTCTGTGGTTTTAGCGATCATTTCGTCATCGGCTAATCCGAGTTCTGCCATTGATTTGGCCGCTTCGTTGGCCGCTTTTGCCTGTTTGACAACAAGTTCACCCTCACGCAGTTCGATCTCCTTCTTTCGGAACTCTGCGTCCATTTGTTTTTCCATACGCATCAGTTCCATCATCGGATCCAGTTGCGGTTTGGGCAACATACCATCAATATCAGGGTGCTTCATGTCAATCAACCAGTTACGGTATGCCTGGCGGAGATTCAATACTTGCGCCGGTTGCGTCTTAGCTTCCTGTAGCACCGCTTCTGATCGTGCCGAACGCTCAATGTCTGAGCCTTGTGTCGGATCGGCCACCAGTCGAATATCACAATCAGATGGGTCAAAATCCTTCTGCATACTGGCATCTGTATCTTCATCGAGTACACGATTGTAAGTGTCATCGTCATAATATTTTGAATTCAAGTCGAAGATGACCTTAAATTCATCACCCGCCGCCTTATACACTCGCATGATGATCGAGTTGGGTGTCTTTAAGGCTTGTTGCAGTCGCGCAAGGTAAAGTGTGGCCGCTTCGTTCGTATTAGCTTCTATCTGACTGGAAGCCGTGGTGATTCGGCGCAAGGCTTCACTCAGATGATCCATAAGCTGGAATAGTCCCTGGCTTGGACCGGATGCCGGGAATTGGTGGATGCTATCACTGAGCGGTCGGCTACCCCGAGTGTTAACAGGGGTGAGTTGCCCCATGATGACTTCCACGATACCTGCTTGGACCGCATTACCGCGACCGGTAGACGAATCAAGTTCAATCAGTCCTGAGTTTGATGCGGCATTTTGCAGCGTACCGGCATCAATCATTTGTCGTAACATGGTGTTCAATGACGCGAAGGCCGGACCCATGAGAATGCCCCAACCTAAACCCATTGGACCACCTTGGGGGTCCGGGAGGAAACGGTATTGAGTAAAACGGATGTTAGGTTTGATCTTAACCAATTCACCATCTTCGTTCGTACTAATGGTGTCGTCATCGTAGTTCGGTTGCAGGTAGATAATCTTACCGTGTTCTTTTTCCAGGATAGCAATATACGGTTCACGTATGCCGTCGTCATCCAGGTCGATCCAACTGTAAGCCTTAATGAACGCAAATTCGTTTTTGTCGGTTTCCAGTTTGTCTTCTGCGTAATCCCACTTCTGTTCGCCCCGGATATAACCGATAACATCATTGCGTGACAATTTCAGTTCGATAAACTTATCCAGCGCCTGGTCGAAGTGACGGGATTTGTGATCGAATATAACCTCATCGGCATGTAGCATATCACTACAGACAACTTCCTCGTCACCGTCAAAGTATCCTTCCTTGAACACAGTACCAACGCAGGGTAATGCCATCAGGAGTTTATCCTGATCGTCCGTCCAATGTGGTATTTCTTCACGAAGTTGATAATTTGAATAAGTACTCACTCGTCGAGCGCGAGCTTGTTTTAGTGCCTCTTGCGGTGGCGCTTGCTGTCCATCGGGTCCGGGTTGAGCTGCCTCAACTTTATCTTGCCCGTAGACTTTCGCTTTAACGATGTCACGCGCCCAGACTAATTCGGGTGATGCGCGAGATGAGAAGTCAAGCATAGCTTCCAAGACGTTCGGTAGCATATCCATGCTCGCGCCGTCAAAAGGAAACGTTTTCTTATCAATGATCACACCGTTGGCATAAGGCTCAAGTTTTGCCAACCATAACGCCTCTTTGTATTTCTTCTTCCAGTCTGACATTGACCTAACGGCATCAGCGTACAGACCCATAATTCGACTGTGGGCATCAGTAGCGTCTTTATGTTTGGCCGACTTTAAAACTTCAACCAGGTTCCCCTGATCGAGTTGGTCAAGCAGTGGGTGTTGTTCCACTTCCGGTTCCGCATCATAATCTAAATCAGACATTAGTATCCCCTACTGCGGTCGCGGCTGTCATGAGTTTTAGCAACACTATGTAGTTCCTTGGGTATGAGATCACAGATGCGAACAGCGAACCGGCGCATCATATACGCATATCTTATCGCATCAAGCAAGTCATCGTCTACTTTAACGATTCGGCTCTGCCCGTTGGGTAATGCCAACCGGTGGTATCGTTCAATCTCCTGGGTGACGTTAGATAGCGCCCGACCGACTTTAAATCGGCCCTCGGACATCATAGCGTTGAGTTCCATCAGTCCAGCTTCAACACCATTACCACCTTCCTCCCAACTGGCATGTTCGCCAATCATGTTCCAACCTTCCTCGACATAGTAATCGCGCTGTCGCTTGGCTGACCCTTTTTCTGTCTGTAAACCGTCTGCAGGCCATGCAGTAGGTACGTTTTTGGCCCATTTACGGACGGCATGCCATGCCTCATGGGGCTGCTTACGACGATCTTTCCACGCCCTTGTGACGTAAAATACATCGTGATCCTTGTCCCAAACAAGCTGAATATGGGCTTGCGGGTGATCCCAACCAAAGTCCATCCCGTTAATCACGAACCAGTAGTCCGGGATGTCGAATGTATCAGCCAATAGCGTTTCGATATCATGCGCGTAGATCAAACCTGACCCCATGAGCGGAATACCGCGTGAGCGCATCTTACGTTGGTACTCGGGCCATGATTCAAGTAGTGCCTGTTTGGTTTCATCAGTAAGGTGGTAAGCCTCATCGAATGTGGCTATTTGCAGATACTGGTGTTTACCCGGGTCGTCCATGAACTTAACGACCAACTCGGTACGACCGTTCTCAGGTGTGAAGGTAAGGATGCCGCGACCACCCTCACCGTTGTTACCTGCAGCAGCGGTACGGGTGATAACCTGCGGGTAGATGGTGTGGTCTTTCGGTTCCTCGTCAATATGGAAGAAGTCAACCTTGTCACCCATGAGTGCATGTTGACCCTGGCTGTACGATTTGAAGAACACCTCGCTCTCACCGTCAGTACCCCACCTGATTTTCACACTGTCAGCAAGACCACTTACCCCGGATGGTGTAGCACTGATAATCTGATCGACGCTGATCAGGCCGCCACTGAATTGTCCGTTGGAGTAGTCACCCAGTAGTGCTTTCTGCAGGATGTCGCGCACCTTGGCACCTGAATATCCCAGGCACCAGACAAGCGGCGCATGGATGAATCGGTAACCCGGCCAGTCAGCAGGGTAACGGCCGGTAAGATGAATGGCGTCGATGTAGGTACCGAGGTAGGTTTTCCCGGTCTGATTACTAGCCATCAACATGCACTCACGATGAGTACGTGTGGCTGCAATGAATTGAGTCTGCCAGTCATATGGCTTGATGTTATCCAGGCCATCGGCTAATTGCTGACTGAGCAGATTCAGGTAGTCCTGTTCTTCCTCGTCAGTGAGTGGTTGGGTCATTCGCCTTCCACTGTTACTGGTTCACCACTACTGGGGGGTGCAATACCCATCTTCTGTTGGTATTCAAGAATTTTAGCTTTACGTTCGTCGGCGCTGAGCAGGTTGACATTATGCTCAACGGTTTTGGTTTCTTTCCAGTCTTCTGGTTTACGATTGTACAACCAGATCGTAGCAGCCTTGGTGTCAGGTGGGTAATACTTAGTGATGTCGGTCACTGTGATATCACCCTTATGATTGGAGATATGCACATCAGGATGCTTGTAACCGACCGCCCGTTGGTACAGTGCCGTTTCAACTTCCGCGTTAGCGATATCATAGCCACAACGGATAGCATGATCAAACTGGGGATATATTTTACGCCATCGGCTGAGTGTCGAATGACTGATGTTTAATAACTCAGCGATCTTGGATTCTTTAGCGCCTAGCGCCGCATAGTTCTCCGCCTGTTTGATGACCGCATTACCCAGGGGTGTCGCAAGCAGGTTGGCGGAGGGATTGACAATCGCTTCCAATACTTCTGGATCCGCCAGATATGGACTATTAGCGTAACGCTCGGGTTCAGCCAGATAGCGTTCCACGAACAATGTCTTATCCTTGTCCATACACCGGCGACCAGTGAATATGGAAATGGTTTGACTCCAGGATCACCACGAAGTCGGCGCCCAGCAGGTCAGCTATGGCCTGTCGGGTGACAACGGGGTCAGCGACAGTACGTGATCTCACATCAATGGCATCGCCGCGATAATGGGCTGAACGGTTTGCGGTGTGCTTGTACACCTCACTACCGCTGGTCACTACAGTATCCACGCCTTCGCTCTCGAAGATGGATGCAATCTGTATCAGCGCGACCAGTATTGGCTGTCGGCAATTGGCGATCGATGCGCCTTTCTTAACTAAAATCATAATCGGTCTTTCCCGGTCAAGTTTGAAATTTTAAAATATTTTGGCGGGGGGCGTCAAGGCTTTTAGGGGTGGGGGTGTTTTTGGGCTTGCTTCTCAATTTTCAGCTTTTTTGATTTTCAGACGTTTAGGCGGGAGGCTGTGGGTGATATAAGTACCCGAACGCTTGATGCCCGGGCCCGTTTTGGGAGTCCAGTCTGACAGTGCCTGGGTGCCTGGATGCCTGGGTGCCTGGGTGCCTGGGTGCCTGGGTGCCTGGGTGCCTGGGTGCCTGGGTGCCGGGGTGCGTGGGTGC